CCCACGATGCCGTGGAAATGCTGCCCATGATCGCGTGGAACGCGCGCCCATCATCCGGTGGAATCAGTGCCCACCATCCCGTGGAACACGCACCCCAACGCCTGGAAAGCCATCGAGGACGGTCGCAACCTTCCTAGCAGCGAGACGCTCCTGAAGCTTGTTGATCGCGGATACGACGCTACGTGGCTGCTGGCTGGCCGCGGCTCCATGCGGTTGGATGTGGCGGGCCCGGCGTCCGGCTGAGGGGAAGCGCAAGATGAGAATCGTCATCGCAGTACTTGTGGCTGTCAGCCTCACGGCTTGTGCTGGCCGATCATGCCGCGACTGGCCGGGCACCTGCATCATACAGTGATGCACGGATGGGGGCATGAAGCTGAGGGGAGAGCAGGATGGCTGACTACCGGGAGATATCGCAGGAATATGCCAAAGAGGGCATCAAGGCGGCCGTCATCCTGAACAGCGGTGCGATGATCGCTGTACTGACTCAGTTGACTAAAGTTCCAGACATGTCACGAACCGTCGTTGGCGTCGCGATGGCACTGTGGAGCCTGGGCATTGTGGCCGGTGCATTCACCTGGGTTCTAGCTTTTGCCAGCACGAGATACGTCGACAAGTCAGAACGTGAGCCGGTTTTTGCCCAGAAACACATTCAAACTTCGGACAATCACATGAAGGCGGGATATTGTTCCGTCATAGCCTCGCTAGTATTCTTCCTGGGTGGCTGCCTTGCTGTCGCAATTCACCTGATGCGCTCATAACCGCCGCCTGCTTTACTGGCTCAGGCAGGCTTGCGATTTTAACGGCGCGGTGGGCCTCAGACTTGGATAGGCCCAACTCGCGGGCGGCGGCGTTGATGCCTGACTCCATATTTTGGGGCGGTGCCAGCCGTCCATCTGATAGGGTGGCCGTTCCAACTTGGGACAACCGCCTCTCTTCACCCTGCTCCTCAGTCAGTTTAATCCACTCTGCCGCCTGCTCATCCCACTCCAGCTTCGGCATGGTGCGGACGGCGAGGGAAAGGCCGCCTTCGTTGCCGCGTCCACCCTTCGGCGAAACCTGGTCAACTTGACCAGGTTTATCGACCACCTTGCCCTTTTCATCCACGATCCCCATCAACCGCATCCATGCGGCCCGCACGCTCCGTAGGTGTAGGAAATTCCGACACCAACGATTTACGCAAGGATGGACGCCGGAAGGGGCCTCAACACCAGAAGCAATTCGCCACCGAAACCGCTGAACTGACGGGTGCCATGGCCTGAAGCCATAACCTGGCCGACCGGCACGTTTTAATACCGGAAATCCCGGCATTATGGGAAAAGCCCATACCCATCAACGTCGGCGCAAAATTGCGCCCAGTCGCCGCGTGACGTGGTCCTGATTTCTCAAGCGCTATCAATTGCTCGTAGGGCTTGGCGACAAAATCCCACCCACCGTGAACGCCTAGAGCCGTTGATGCCAGCGCAATATCATCAAGCGGCCTTGATGATCAAATTTCCGCATATTTGATTGTCAAACAGATTTGACGTCGCTAGTTTCGCATCAACCCTGCTTGATGATGGAATGGGTCGTAAAATGATCACCAAACAGTATGACCTGTCTGAAGCCGTCCACTACCACACTGGGGCGTTCCCCCCGGCGACGTTAGACTATGAGGCGCTCTTGGGTCCGCTAGAGGGGGCCGCCGCCTCCTTGGCCCGTTACGACGCAAAGATGTCTAGCATGGTCAACAGCGAGCTCTTTCTGGCGCCATTGCGTCGGCAGGATGCGGTGAGTTCCTCAAGGATGGAGGGGACAATCTCAACGATTGAGGAGCTCTATCGCCTTGAGGCGGAAGAAGATGCAGGGGCACCGGATCTATACCGGGAAGCCCGAAACGACGACATCGAAACGTTCCTCTACTCCCGTGCACTGCGAAACGCTCAGCAGGCATTGGCAGAGGGCGCTCCGCTGAGCGAACACCTCATCCGAACGGCGCATCAACAGCTGCTTTTTATAGGCCGTGGAGCGAAGAAGCGCCCAGGCGCCTACAAGATCGAGCAGAACTACATCGGGGACGATCGGCGCGGCAAAATTTATTACGTGCCAATTTCGCCTGAGCACCTGCCGCCGGCAATGGGGGAACTCGTCCGGTTTATGAACGAGAGCAAGATGCGGCCGCTGATCAGGACCGCGTTGGCGCATGTGGAATTTGAGGCCCTACATCCATTTGAGGACGGTAACGGCCGCATCGGCCGGATGCTCATAACCCTGATGCTGTGGAACCTCGGCATCATTAGTCAGCCGAATTTTTTCGTGTCGGGTTACTTCGAGGCACACAAGGACGAGTACATCGAGAAAATGCGTGCTGTCTCAGCCGATGGCGACTGGACAGGCTGGGCCGTGTTCTTCCTTAACGCCATGCACGCTCAAGCCACCGTCAACATTCAGACAGCAGACAGCATTTTCGCCCTGCATGCCGAAATGCGGGAGCGTTTCCGCGAGGTTCTCAACTCTCAGTACCACGATCAAGCCCTGGACTTCGTGTTTGCCAGCCCTGTATTCAGGAATGACAGGTTCGTTGACCGGCTCGGAACACCAGCTCCTACGGCTCGCAACCTGTCGCGCAGGCTTGTAGACGCAGGCCTGCTCCGAACCATTGAGCCGGCGGCGGGTCGACGGGCTGCGCTTTACGTCTTTGACCCGCTGCTCGACCTCCTCAAGGTTTGAACCGAGCCGCCGTCGACCCGGTGAAGCCCATGACAAGAAAGGTGAAGCCGTCCTTGGTCATGTCGACGGCGCGCTGCAAGCGTCCCCGGCTATCCTGATATTCAATCGGCAGAAAATTATGCCGATTGAATTCATCACTGCAATCAAGGCCGTCGATGGCTTGAAGCACGTTTTTGTGCTGCCGCCCGAACACCTCGGCAGCGCTAGCCGGGTTGCCCACTTCCGGATCTCTTCGCTTCGGCTTTCGCCGCCGCTACTTTACCTGTCCCAGCGCGCCAGGTCAGGTGTGTGGGGAGGCCGTTCCCACCTCTGAGCACCTCTGCAATCTGCATACATCAACGGTACGCAAAATGCAACGAAATCGGTGTAAATATGTATCGCAAACGGCACGTATCAACCTCAACCGCGCGTGTTAATCCCCCAATCACTCCGGCTCCTTATACCGCAGGTGCGGCCAGTCAGGCAGCTTTCCCTTTGCCTGCTCCCGCGGTTGCTCGCCGGGGCGCAGGAACCCATGCTCAACCCATCGCCTCCAGCCGTCGCCTGGCGCCAGATAGAGGCTGACGTTGGCCTTGTTACAGTTGCTGCATCGGAAGGTGTAGTTTCGCAGCGGCGTGCAACTGCCGTTTGTTGTGCGGCGGTGGCCTTGCAACATGAGCTTGTGCACGACGCCCCTATGGCCGCACTCCTCGCATACCACGCAGATGCAGTTGGCGTGAAAATCGAGGGCAAGCATGGTGTGGTTGACGACCTTGATCATGTCCGTAGCTCGCTTGAGAACAGACAGTGAACATACCGCTGGCCGGCGTGAGAGTCGAATCGCGTCAGGCGGTTGCGCCACGTCCGAGAGGCGCACATGCTGGCCGGTGGAGGATCCGATCGTGTGCAATCTCTACAGCCAGACCAAAGGCCCACAGGCGATTATCGAGCTGGCCCGGGCCATGCGGTCGACGGCCGGCAATCTTCAGCCTGGCGACATCTATCCGGATTATCTGGCGCCTATCGTGCACAATCAGGATGGCGAGCGCGTGCTGGCCATGGCCCGCTGGGGCATGCCGTCGTCGCGTCAGGCGATCTATCAGGCTACCTCGAACCGCGCTGACAGGCTGCGCGCCAAGGGTAAGGACGTCGATTTCGACGAATTGCTCAGGATGGAACCGGACAGCGGCACAACCAATGTGCGCAACACGATCTCAAGGCATTGGCAGCCATGGCTGACGCCGGAGCATCGGTGCCTGGTCCCGTTCACGGCTTTCTCCGAGCCGGGGAGAGATCAGACGGGGAAATACAAGCCGGTCTGGTTCCGCCTGCGCGGCGACGATCCTGAGCCCTTGGCGTTTTTTGCCGGCATCCAGCTTCAGGGCTGGGAGGGCGTGCGCAAGATCAAGACAGGCTGGGAGACGGCGGACCTGTTTGCATTCCTGACGTGCGAACCCAACAGCGTAGTGCGCCCCGTCCACCCCAAGGCCATGCCAGTAATCCTGACGGCGCCTGACGAGATTGAGACGTGGATGCGCGCACCATGGTCCGAGGCCAGCGCACTACAGCGGCCGCTGGCGGATGACGCGCTGGAGGTGTTCCCGCATAAATTTGCTGCTTAGATCGCGATGGAGCACTATCGCAAGGATTTTCCGCTGGAGAGCTGAATGAGACGGCTGGCTATCATCCTGGGCGTGATCGTTGCGTGCGGAAGCGCCAATGCCGAGACCTCGGTCGCGACCGACGAATTCATCGCCATGTTGAAGATCGGCAAGATCGCGTCAGATCTCGGGCTGGACTACGGGTACTGGATGACGGCAGGCGAGTGCGAACGGCCCCTGCCGGCGGAGCTGCTTTCGTTTCTGAAGGCGCGTATCCGTGAGAATGAAGCCAAGCTGCCGAAGGAGCGCCAGGAAGAGAAATGGCGCGATGCGTGGGGAACCAAACTGGTAGCAAGCGCCGCCGGGTGCAAGACCGTAACGCAGGCGCTGGAGCGGGACCACAAGCGCCATCTCGAACTTGAGAAGCAGGGAAAGATCGTTCCGCCCAAGCCAGACTTCTGATGAGGTGACGCCATGACCAACGATCCCCGCCTCACAGCCGCGATAGAGGCAGTCGCACGGACGATACACATGCTCAACAAGGAGCGTCATCAGTTCAGGTGGAAAAACGCCAGCGGCGAGTGACGCGTAGAGGCGTACCTTGGTCGCCAAGCAAGCAGGCCTTGGGGCGCTCTCACCACCTGCCGCCTCGGTAGTTTCTCCAGCGCCTGCCAATCCCTCGCCCAGCGCCCTACCTGCGGAGAAGGCGGCGTCTGCGCGGGCGGCGGCTGAGAGGATAAGGGGGCGGATGCAGCTTGCGGCCGAGTCTATCATTGAAGTAGGCCGCGAACTGATCCAGCAGAAGAAGGACCTGGGCCACGGTAATTTCTTGCCGTGGATCGAGGCTGAGTTTGGGATGAGTCGATTTACTGCTGATCGGTTCATGAATGTCGCGGAGCGGCTGGGCGACAAATGTAGCAGCGTGCAACATTTGGGATCCACAGCCCTCTACGCCCTCGCCGCGCCCAGCACCCCCGAGCCCGTCCGCACTGAAGTCCTTGAACGCGCCGCTTCTGGCGAGAAGGTGACGGCCAAAGAGATTGAGGCGCTGAAGAAATAGATTTACTACCCCCTCAATTTCCTCAGTATGCTAAAATCGCGATCTGCCGAAATTCTTGAGACAACGGGCCGCATATCGCCGATATACTTTCGATCGCTGGGTGAACCGTACACCCTGTGCTCAATTACATCGAACAGGCGCAATTGCACCAATCTGCTTCCAACTACTATCTCAACAGGATTATTGCCATGGTTTACCAGCTCTAATGGAACACACCCATGAAATCCGGGCTGTATCATCGTGTTCAAGTGGATACCCAGACGATTATAGCTCGACCTACTAAGAACATCGGCATACATATTCGGCGGAAGCCCGACGTATTCTAGTGTATTTGTAATTGCGACTTGCCCAGGATAAAGAATAAAATTATCACCTACGACTCGGCGGGTATATTGAAAGTATGTACTCGCCCCTCTATATCCGTCGACGTCCGATGATACAGAAATGTATGGTCTACGGGTGAGGATAGATACCAAAAAATCGTATCCAACGCGCAGATCGACAGTTGATGCGCCTATTTGGCAGCGATCCAACAGAGGTTCGATGAACAGGCTATCGGCCCTGTCACTATCCAGCGAATCCTCTATCTCTTTTTTACTGAGTAGTCGCATTTAACCAACCTGTGCTAATCTGCATATTGCGAATACTCTTCTCAACAAGATCATTAACAAGGCGAGAGCGCTCAAACTTGCTAAGATCCTGCCAGTGATGCGATGGGTTTTCAACTATCTTTTGCAGATATTGCCATCCTGAAGAAAAAACACCGTGCAATTCTTCAGGGCCCTCCAGTCTGATCGGCCTTATGAGGTCAAAAGATTTAGCAACATCGATATCCGCAAAGCGCTTCCTCAGCAGAGGGAGCCCCAAATCCGTTAAGACAGCATTAAAGACTGATATCTGCCCGACTTGTGCTCCGGATAGGAAATCCCTAATACATTCAACACGATCCTTCGTCGCAGGGTGGGTAGGTGACGCAGAGTGGCCCTTGGCGATCGCTTCTAGCGTACCAGCCATGGCCTCGCCGCAATAGCATGCAGCAAACGCATCCGCAAAATGCTCCATCATATGATGGTGAATTTGCCGGGCTACTTCGGGAGATTCCCGAAGTAGCTTCACTGCATCGGGCACCGTCCTAAAATAGCACCGCTCGGAAACGGAGTGGGAAGCGTCAACGTAATGACCCAATTCGTGATACAGCGCCACGCTTTTCAAGGGGCGCTGCTTATATAGTTTCGGGATCGCGATTTGGACTAGTGGACGCCTATCGTCTGGAATTGGAATTCGGGGATCGATCTTAGCCAGTCGGTCCCACGTCACTGCAGGTGAAAAGTGAAAATCTTGCCGATCAGCAAGAGCGGTCGTAATCAATGCCCCTTCGAGGCCCCAGTCGACTAGGGCAAACTCCAAAGCATACACTACTTCGTAGGGAACTTCTTTCGATGTTGACCCTGCGAGGTATTGCAAGACCTGCCAAGCATGGCCGTGAACAAACCGAACCTCGTTCTCGTCAAGCTCGTCGTGCTTTGCTATCACAAAATCTATGAGATCAATCGTTGCCCGGGTATATCGTGTCAGCGCTTCATTGAAATAGGTCGCCTCCAACAGCTTAAAGAAGGCGCTATTTATTTGATGCAAATCATCAACGATATACATTGGCACCTTCAATGCCTCGGAGGAGTTTTGCAGCGAGTGCCAAGTCCATACAGCCGATCGCTTCAAGCTCGTTCGCTGTGACTTCGTCGGCGGCGTTTGATAAAATTGCCATTGCCAACTTCACAGATTCCGGACTCGGTGCGGGAACTGACGATGCGGCGGGAGATCGGAGCACAGAGGCAGCACCTCGTGCAACCGAGATCAAATAGCTCTGCAAATCTTCTGGCAGGCGCTCCCGTCCTCCCAGTCTCATACGAAGCGCCAGCGCCACTAGATCGAGGTCGTTGCCGAAGGGTTGAGCTTGCTTAGCTGCCAGCATTTAAGTGCCTCCCTCTCAGTGAGAACTCGCCTGTGGATAACGGTGGATAACTGTAGTCTCGCCCGACATGGTGCGCAACTTCCTAGGTGAACGTCCCAGCATTTCACTGGGGACAAGTTGGTAATCTATTTATTGTTGATAGGGTTCCGTTTTGGCCTGCTTGAGCTGCTAGGGCAGTCGGTTCCTATGGATTGGACGCTTCCCACCTCAACCCAAGAATCTGCCCCCTACAGCCCATTTTCCAGCCGCCGCGCCGTATATGGGTGTATCCCAGCCCGGAACGGCCAGAGCGCGCAAAACACCGCCTGGCAGGCCTTTATTTCCCCTACCTGCCCACCGCAACAGTCGCGACATTTCTCGCGGATCGCTGACAGGGGTGACCGCGGCTCATGCCCGGCCAGTGCAGCCACAGCAGCGTTGGGCGGCCAGGTGGCCGCCATCTCTGTCCGGCTCATACCTTGAGCAACCTCCCCAGCTCATGCTCCAGTCGCCGCGTCAGCACGGTGTCCACCATGTCCTCGACGATGGTTTCGGTGCGCTTGCGAACCATTTCGCGCGGGATCGCTGGCCCCCAGAGCTTGCGGATCGGATGCCTTGCATCACTGGTCCGGGCGAATATGTGTCCTGCGCCAGCGCCTTTGGTCTGGCCTGCCTGGCCACGGGCGATGAATGCGCCGTCGTACTGCTCCGACACGCCCCATGCGCCGGCGGTGACAAACTGCGCCCGTGTCTGCCCGCCAAACTTGCCGTCTGCCCGCGGAACCATCCTGGAGGCGACCTTCACGCCCTTCGAGTCAATCAGCGAGAAATGCCGGCCCGTTCCGGTGATCTCATAGATCAGGCTGTCCTTGTTGGCCTTCTTCGTGACGACGGCTTTGTGAATCTTAAGGTTCTTCACGCCCATGCTGCTTGAAAGCAGGCGTTTAACGCGGGTGTTCGCCATATCGCCGACTCTGTTCAATGCGCGTGCCATGACGGGGCGCGCTGCGCCATCACCGATCGCGCGCAGGGCCGTCTGGAACTCCTTCAGATGGCGGTCAGCGACTGTGATTTTCACGGTCATCGTGGGCCTCCCTGGCTCGCTCTTGTTCAACGTCGTGCCGGTCTTCGTCGGTTGGGGCGATGTGCGGCGCCTTCAGTTGGGTCGCGGCTCGACGGCGCAGGTCGGCCTGCTGCTCAAGGAAAGCGGCTGTGGCTGGGCCGGTTGTGTTGGTCATGTCGTGCTCCATGGTTGGAAAAGGCCGGCGATGATCCGCCGGCCGCTTTTTAAATGACGTCGGCGAAAGTGCCGTCGCGCGTGCGTCGGAACTTGTTGCCGAGTTCGCGGGTAACCTGATCGGCGATTTCGCGGGCACTGGCGTTAGTGTTTGCGGTCACCGTCACGTGGAACGTGTTGGTGACATTCGCCGGCTGCGCCATAGCGGGGGCAGCCATAGGTCCAGCCACTGCACCTGCCACCGTCGCGGCCCGTAGGGCACGCGTGATGCCCGACGATTCAACCCTGCCAGACTGAGGCGGCACAAACAGTTCAGGACCGCGTTCACCCACCAGATACGGTGATCCAGCCGATACCGGGCCGCCATTTGCGCGCGTTCCTGCCGGTGCTGGGGCGGCGGGTGTCGAGCCGAACGATGGCAAGCGGATGATGTTGGACAGGTCGATGCTGCCGATCGCCGCCCTGATCCTGCCGGGGATGCCTTTGACCCATTCGATGAACGAGTTGAATTTCGCCACCGCGCCATCCCACAAGGATTGAACCATGGCCTGGCCAGCCTGGTACATTTGCGTTGCGCTGTTTGCGACGGCCGCAGCCGTTTCGCTAACCCACGTCGCGGCGCGCTGAATGAATTGCGTGATAGCCAATACGGCCGCGCCGACAGCCTCGCCGGCCGCAGTGCCCCAGGCGCGCCACTTCTCGCCGGACGCGTCAATCTCGCCGGTGAGTTTGCTGAACCAGCCGTAAACCGTGCTGACGACAGAGATGACAGGCCTGAGCAGCGGCTCAACCGGAGCAACAGCTTTCTGAAACGCAGCGCCGAACGCCTCGGCTGCCTGGCCCATGCCGCGCCAGTTGTTCGCGATGAACACCGCAGCCGCGCCGATGGCCACAAGGACGGCGCCGATACCAGTCGATATGAGCGCCAGTTTCATCACGCGCAGCGCACCTGTAACCAGCCCAATGGCCCCCGCCGCCAGCTTGGCCGGGTTCAGCAAGCCCAGCAGCATCATGCGCAGCGCCGCACCATGGCCAGCCACGGCGGCGGCTGCGGCATATCCGACCACGGCAGTCCGCAGCCCCCGGAACGCCGCCGATACAGCGCCCACAACAGGCGCGATCAGCATCGCCTTGACCAACCTGCCGCACGCCAGTGCAGCGGTCATGGCTACAGCTGCGACCTGGAGGAGCGCACCTTTGAACTGGAGAGCAGCAAACTGGGCAGCCAGAGCGGCCACCCTGAACGATACAAGCGCGGCGGCCGTCAGTGACAGTGCTCGAACCAGACCGGGGTTTTTGTCGGCAAACCGGCCAAACGCGTCAATGACCGGCTCCAGCAGATCCATTCCTTTTTTGAGGGCCGGGATGAGCGCCGTGCCGATGATCACCGCTACGCGGTTCAGGCGGTTGCGAAGCAACTGCAGGTCGTTTGAGAACGTGGCCGCGCGCGCCTCGAATTCCTGCTGTGAGCTGCCGAGATATTTGGTTTCTTTGTCGACCAGACCCAGCACCTTGCGGAGCAAGGAAAGATTCGTCAGCAGTGGCCCCAGGGCGCGGGCTTCTGAGCCGAACAGAGCGTTTGATACTTCAGCCTGCTGCCATTTCGGCAGATTGTTGACGCGTTCCAGAACGTCGAGCGTCTGCCCGACCGCGTCTTTCTGCATCCGCTGGGCGACCTTGACGCTATCGAGGCCAAGCGTGGCATAAGCCCCCCGCTGACCCTTGGTCGCGCCGCCGCCTTTGGTCAAGGCAAGGCCCATGTTACGGAAGCTAGTCGCAGCAACGTCTGACTCACTGCCCGCAGCAACCATCGCAGCGGCGAAAGCCGAAACTTGCGTCGCCTTAAATCCGAACTGCTTGCCCGTCGCGCCAACCCGCCGAACCACGTCGAGTACGTCCTTCGCGGACGCGGCGCTGTTGTTCGACAGGTGGTTCATCGAGTCAGCAAGCGCGCCGACCTGCGGGATGGTCAGGCCAAGGCCCGTCGACAGTTTCGCAAGAGCAGTTCCAGCCTCGCCAGCGCTGATGTCGAACGCAACGCCAACCTTGGCGGCCAGCTCTGTGAACTCAAGCAGTACGCTTTTATCAAAGCCCGACTGGCCAGCGGCGGCGACGATCGCCGACAGGTCTTTTGCCGCCATCGGGATGCGCGTCGACATTTCAAGCACGTCGGCTTGGAACTTTTTGAACTCTGCCGGCGTGCTGAAGTCGACGACTTTCCGGACGTCCGCCATCGAGTCTTCGAAATCCATCGCCGCCTTAATCGGCGAGGCAAACGACTTCGCAAAAGCGTAGGCGCCAGCTGCCGCGGACACGAGTTTTTGCTGCACCGCCGCAATCGCCAAGTCATTACGTCGGGCGGCGCGGTTGATTTGATCGAGTGCTACCGACATGGCGCGAGCCGGTGCTGTGACTCGGTCGATTAGCGACGCGATAAGTTTCGTTTCTTTAGTTGCCACCGGGGCACCTCATACAAAAAGAGCGCCCCAGTGGGGGCGCTCATCCAAACCCGAGATCGCGTGCTACGCGGTCGGCTTCTACGGGATCGAATATCTGCTCGGGCTGGGTTTCGGCTTCGCCGGCCTTGGCCTTCAGGATGTATTCGGCCTCGCCAAACCATCGCTCCACCTCGGCTGGAGACTGATCGAGCAGCCAGCCGAGGTCCGCGTGTAAGACGTGCGCGATTATTGCGATGCGCCGGCGCCAGCCGGTGGTTGGCCGTTTCCCATCGCGGCCGCGAACGCCTCGGATACGGCCTGTAGATCGGGCAGCGCCAGTTCCTCGATCACGGCCAACTCGACGTCGCAGAGCGAGGCCATCAGCGCATACGACTTGCGGGTTTCGCCGGTGACATGGTCGCCGGCCAGCAGGTCGCGGGCTTTCGGTTCGCGCAAGGTCAGCGTGGTGTAGGTCTGTCCCGAAACGGTGACGGGCTTGGAAAGAGTGACAGAGTTCATGGTGACTCCAGAAAAAGAAGCGCCGCCCAAAGGGGCGGCGTGAGAGGGGAAGTTGTGAAGGTCAAAAACCATTGGCGCGGTTGAGATCCGCGACAATCTTGCGCCAGCCGTGAGGGTCGGGCGGCTCGGACCTGGAGGCGATTGGCGTGACCGCCAGTCCGATCGCCCTGTTAGTATCGGCCACTGCTAAGGCCCACCCGTTGTTTGCATCCAATTGCTTCGCAGAGGGCTGCAGGCCGAAACTTTCCTCAATGGCTGTCCGCCAGCCCTCGTTGATCTCACGATCAGTCCATGCTGTTGCGCTGGTCCTCGGAGATGAGCGCAGAATTCCGACTGCCACGACCAACGGAACGCGAGTGTCTGCAAGATGCTGCGCGAGCGCGCCCCTGCCATCTGCTTCGGGGTGCCTCAAGATGGCTTCGCCTCGCCTGGCGTGATGTTCGCGAACGCTTGCCGGGGCGTTCTGATAGTTTCCTACTAGCTGTGCCCAGACGGCAGCAGGCGCTTCGTCACAAGCTGTTGCAAAGCGGCTGGCGACAGCCTCCGGCCCATCCATCCAGGTTTCGGCCGCCATCAGGGCGTGAATGTCATTTGTGCTGTGGCCGGTACGCTTCGCGTAAATCCCGGCCATCTGCGCGTTAACGTGCTCAAGCCAGGCCGGTTCACTTGAATCCAGCATGTGCGCGCAATGGATCATCATCATTGCACCCTGGCGCATGGTGATGGTGTCGCCAGCCATGGCGATGACGCTGGCAGCGGAAGCTGCCAGCCCGTCAACGATGATGTGGATTTCGCCGGGATGATTTGCCAGCGCGTTGTAAATGGCGATGCCGTCAAACGCATCACCCCCGCCCGAGTTGATGCGCACCTTGACAGGGCGTTGTGGGTCGACGCCGGCCAGAGCCAGCATCACGTCCTGCGATGTGAACCCATCTTCATACCGATCGCCCACACCGCCATGCAGAACAAGTTCACCGCCGATCCAAACGGTCATCAGTGCCCATCCTCAATCGGGATCAGTTCTGTCTGAAGTTGCCGCTCAACAGGTGTGCGCTCCGCCCATGCGGCTGCCCGCCGGTCGAGTTCAGCGATCGAGCGCAGTGTGTCTGCACCGCGTTGGCCGCTGGCATTCCAAACGTCTGGGCCGCCATCCAGAGCCGGTAGGATGGCGATTGATAGCGGTGATTTGGTCCATTCGGGCGAACGGTGCGGGTAGAAAACTTCCTTGCGGAACTTTCGCCGGATCACCGTCAGGCCGCTCGGGCCGGCTGGCCAGTCGTAAACCGCGCGATCGCCCTCAATGCGACGAACCCTCCTTTGCTCGTCGGCCGGCAACACGCGGCTTCTGTCGCCGTTGATGCACCACAATTCAACGTCATCGGCGCTGACGTCTTCGCGTTCGACTCCGGGGGTCAGAGTCAGCCGTGTTTCCGGGCCATGAAGCCGTTCCGCGCCCTCCGGGAGATCCTGGTTCACTTCCTGCACTGCTGCTTCTGCGCGGGCAACAGCCATGAATGCTTCGCGTATTTGCGCTGCTGCCTTAGGATAGATCTTCATCAGTTCCGTGCTGGCCTTCTCGCTGGCGGTTTTCGCAGCGTCGTACCGCGCTTGCCTTGCGGCTTCGGCCTCACGCGCTGTCGCATCGGCCAGCTTGGTTTCGATCAGTTCGACCAATGCCGTGGCCCGGTCGGACGCCCGGCGAGCTGCGGAGCGCGCTTCGTCGGCTCTGGCGCTGGCGGCTTCGTCTGGATCGACCAATGCGCCGGCATACGCTTCTTCGGCTGCCAGCAGTTCAGCGGCCTTCGCCTCGGCGTCAGCTTTTGCCGACTCCAGCGCCGACTGAAGTTCGGCAGCAGTCGAAGTGCTTTTCTTGGCCAGTCCGAGCAAGTCGGCGACCTTATTTTTGAGGCCCATTGATGGGGCTCCTTTCAGGCTTGATTGGGAGTTTGGGCGTTCCGCCTGGCGCTCGGCGCCATTTCGCTCATTGCCGCGGAAAACCGTTGCGGTGGCGCAATTCTGAGAGAAAAACGAAACGGAAGGCCCCTAGGAATTTTTGCACAGAGCGAGAGATCGGGCGTCACACGCCCGCACGATGAAAAGGCGCCAACACGGTCCCTTAAAAGGGGGGCGCGCCCTGCCGTGAAACATCGCCGTTGCCCGTGTTTCACGGGGTTAGGTAACGTTGGGTCAGGTGGTGGGCGAACGCCACGCCGCGGCGACACGTGCGCGGATGGGGTCCAATGGCACGCAAACCGCGACGCGAGCGTCACTGGTGTCGGGTTGACCTGTGACGATGCTGGCGTGGTAGCGGACGCCACCGTCTGGCTGCGGCTCTGCCGTGACCACCAGATGTGCGCCAGCCGTTAGTGTCCCGGCCTTAGCAAGGGTCGCCGCGGCGATACCAGCCATGGTTGATGGCTGGCCGGACGATAGCAGTTCCTGCATCAGTAAGATGCGTGTGGCGCTGCGGGCATCCCAACCGTCGTGGGGGCATGGCAGGAAGGACCTGCTGATCCAATGCTGAATTCTCGGTGCAGAGATACCGAGGCGCCGGCCCGCCTCAAGCGTTGATACGGACATGTGCCGCCTCCGATTTGGTGTAGCGATAGAGCGAAAAGAAAAACCGCGCCCAACCGGGGCGCGGCTTCACTGACAATCTATGACCGCAGGGCAAAACCTCTGGATTTCACCCTGCTATATACTTTCCGAACGAACTGCAGTTTAGGGCATCGTCTGCCGGATTTCTTGAAACTTTTTCGCTGCGGCGATCAGGGCGCGCTTCCCCGCGCGCTCCGCGGCCTTATCGTTGTTGCATCCAACAAGCCGACCAATGTCCGCGAAGCCGCGAGCCGATAACGCCGCGTCGAGAATGTCGATTTCCAGCGGCGTCAGCACGGATTCAACGTAGCGCTCCTGCTCATCCCTGACTTGCGGCTCGTCGGCGGCGTGATCATGGCCGCGCGGCCGGCTGCGGTTCTGGCCGCCGACGAATAGCTGCCAGAGATGCTTCGGCTCACGCGGCAGAGCGGCTGCACCGGGTTTGTCCGCGCCCGCGTACCAGCGAAAGTGCTCGTTCCGGCGCTCGGTTTCCTCGCGCTTAGCCTTTGCTCCACTGGCCCGTTCCGCGCGTTCTGTAGGGGTGAACCAGCGGCTGGCGTTGTCGGGATCGGCGGGGTCCAGATCCTGGGCCAAGTAGCCAATGACAGCACCGGCTGGGATCCGCATCATAACCGTGGCCAGCCTGCCTCTCTCATCATAAGCGACTGCCGGCTCGTAGCGCTCTCCATTCGATATGAGCACCCGGCCACGGCGGATCACTCGCCCCTTGTCGTCGCGTTCGATGTCATCACCGTCGGCGG